TGCAAGATCTTCTTGAAGTTCTTGAAGTTCTGTCAGTTCTTCTCTGCTGATCTGCATAATGGGTCACACTGGTTGCTTACCTGATCATTCTAGCATCAAGGGCAGCAGTTTTCAAGTTTAGTGGACAGTTCCTGAACTGTCTGCTTGAGTGAATTGATTTGTTCTTGCTGCTCTTTGATTGCTTCTATTAATAGTGCTGTTAGGTTTTCATATTTAATACTTTTTAGTATTTGATTTTCAGCAGGAATTTCTGTTACTACTTCTGGAACTATTTTTTCAACATCTTGTGCAATCAATCCAATTTGCCTTGATTCTTCTTTTGCTCTTTGTGGCACTGTGTCGGGATTCCAATCAAAACTAACGCCATTAAGATTTAATACTTTATCTAATGAATTTTCAAGTTTAGATACATTTGTTTTTGCTCTTTGATCTGAACATGGTTTTGTTTCTATACAATTTGTATTAATCCTCCAAAATCCCCAAAGATTTCCATTTGGGCTAGCAAAATCCATTGCAACACAAGCATTATCTTGTTTTGGTTCTGCGTTTGCTTGACCACCAACACCAGATTTAAATCCAATTAAAGAAGTAAGACCTGTGATGGATTGCAATCCTATACCATTATATAATCCAATCTGATTAGTCAATGCTATATGATTATTAATACCAAAAGTTTGTAAACTAAATGGCACAGTTGGATCCATGGAGGGCCATATATCCACACCAGAAATTGGAGGTGCCCCAGCTAATCCAACCTGAATTGATTCTGTTTGTATGGTATTAATGTGTGCCATAGTTTAAAAATAATCTGGGAATAAATTTTGCAATAAAATATCTCTAAAATCTGCTAAATTTCTTGGAATTAATTTTGTTGAGGGTTCACTAATATTAACTCCACCATTTCCTTTTATAAAAATTGCACCTTTACTTGCAAGTGCCATTCTAGTTCTTGCACCAATGGCAACAACTGAACCATTGATCCTAACAGTATCTGATGCTTCTAATTTTAAATTTCCTTTAGAACTAATTACAAGATCTTGATCTGATCCAGATGACTCAAATCTAATAGTTCTTGCTGCGAATGTTAATTCACCATTTCCAGCATCTAATCTAATATTCTTTCCCTTAATTGCCAGCCCATCTTTACATTGACTTACAATATTATCTGCAAATTTTCCAGTAGATTGTCCTTGAATTTCAAATCCACCATCTTCATATAGTTTTATGCAAGCATTTGATGTTGCATGGAGTTCTATTTGTCTAGTTCTTTCTGTTACCCCATCATCGGTTCCAATAAAGATTGAACCAGCAGCAGCATCATTTAATACATATCCAGTTTTAGGAGGGACATACCCCTGTGGTCCTTGATTATCCGCCATGATCTTCAGCACAAAGAATTACTTTCTTAACTTTAGTAATGTTAGTTTCAGTAGAAACTGGACCAACAGGATTAAAGTTGAGAATTGGTTGAAGGACTGCTCCTTCTCCATCTTCAGTATTTATTGACAGTTGTGGGAACACTCTAATTGCAGAACCTGGGTTGATAATATTAGTTCCAATAATTCTTCCATCTGGATCTATAATAGGATAAATTTGAACATCATTATCACAAGAAGAATCAATGATTAGATCATCAAATTTATATCCTATTCCTGTATTGAGAATATTGACACCAACAACATATCCAACAACATCAGAACCACTTTGATCAATTGGATTTGTATTACATGGATCTGTAGATGCGGTTGGTCCAAGATAACCTGACCCTGGTTTTTCTATAGTAACAGAAGTTACCTGCCCATCAGTAATATTTGTAGATGCAACTGCACCAGATCCATTTCCACAAGGATCTTCAATGGAAATGTATGGAGCACTTGAATATCCACTTCCTGGATTTAAAATATTAACTCCCATTACTTGACCTAATGCATCAACAACAGCAAATCCAGATGCTCCAGAACCTCCACCACCAAAGAATTCAACATTTGGTAGTCCACATTCTAAAGTAAGTGCATTACAAGATCCATATGAAGATGATAAGTATGAATATTCAGAATCTTCTCCCCCAGCACCAGTAATTCCAAGCCATTTTCTTGCTGCTTCTCCACCTTCTTCTATACCAGTATTTGGATAGTTAATAATTCTTTGGACATCATCTATTGTTTCTTGGGCAATATATCCTTTATTCATTTCATAATCAAGAACTTCTTTACACTCTGCACTTTCACAACTTAAGAATGAAAGTGCTTGATTTGCAAATGATAATGCTTGTGAGATATAAGAAGAAACTTCCCCTACTACTCCCCCTAATTGGGATGAAAATTCTTCAAGTGCTGGTCCAATTCCATTACTAATTTCATTTGTTAATGTAGAAATAACACTTCCAGCAAATGCTTCTGCTGCACAAATAGGTATGTTGGTAACTGTGTTTACTATTTCTGTAAGAAAATTAAAAACAAACTCACCAATTCCTTTAATGACTTTTGAAAATGCACACCAAATACTATCTACAATTTTATCAGTGGCAATTTGTTTAAATATTTTAATATCTTTAGGAAGAAGGCTATTTATTACTCCCTCTAACCATTTGTAAATCTCTCCAATAACAAGATCTCTTTGATATTTTATATATTCACTAAACAAATCTGATATTGCTGTTGCCACATCCTGTATTAATCCTGGGATATCTTGAATAGTATTTAATACAGGATTAATAAAACCTGTGGATACCTGCTGAATAGTTTGCAATGTTTTGATAAATGATCTTAATGCTTTTACTATTCTTGAATAAGTTGTTTTTGAACTTTTGCAAGTTGGGGGTATAGTAATTACTTGACTATTATTTACATCATTTTTAGATCTTCCAGTGTCTGTTGCAACTGCACCTTGAGTAGGCTTTGTTGGACTAGCAGGATCTGCATTTCCAGAATTTGGAATATCAGATCCACCTGTATTAAATGTTTTTCCAGTTTCTGCAGATTTATTATTTGGATTTTTTATTGAATCTTTCTTTGCCTTAAATGAATTAAATCCATTAGTACCTTCATTGAAATCATTAGGATGTTCAATTTTATATCCAGAAAATAATGATCCAATAATAACTGGTTGTTGTCCATTATCTCCATCCATGAAGAATCCAATAACAGTTTCACCACCCCTACTATTAAAACTGACTCCAGTTCCTCCTTCTCCAGATCCCATGTTGAGGGGAACTAATACATGTGCCCAAGGAAGTTCTTCCTCAGAAATAACACTTGCAGCATCAGGATGATATCCTATAATCCTAACTTTTGCTTTATACCCATCACCATTAAAAAATTTATATTGAGTGCATAAACCAATAAACCATCTAAAGGATTCTTTACCTAAAAAGTTGGGACTAATTAGGGATTGTTCAAGCATCATAAGTCATATACCTTACATTCTAAAGCATTTGGATTTTCATCACAAAATAATTCCAATGGCGATGGATCATGATCATCCTCTGGATGATTGGCATGATACTTCTCAAGAGAATCTAATTCGTTTTCTATATGTCTACGTCTTTGTGATGAAATCATTGGGTCAGTGAGTTCATCTTGATCTTTTTTAATGTGATCGTTAATGTTTGTCATTCTGGGGGTTCTCCATAAGAATCTCTGATTAATTTAAGACCTGTCCATCCTTGATTCTGTTCAAATAAATGTGACAATTCTTTTATCAAATAATAACCAGATTTTTCTCTGTCCTTTGTACCTTTCTTACCATCTTCCTTTGTAATGTATCCAAAATTTAATTCAATTATATCACCAACAGTTAATTTTAAATTTAATGGTATAGTTATATTTAACTTTTGAGAGAATGCTAAATTGTACCTTGCTACAGATTGTGCCTGATAGTATAGAGTATTATCTTTAGATTTATTTATTGTGGAACTTGGTTCATCTGCAGGATCTGAAGAAAAATTATCCAAAACCCTAACCATAATTCTTGATGGGTGTTCCTTTGTATCTAAATCTAAAGGTACTTGTGGGGTCTTATTTGTTTTAGATGCATGAGACATCAAAGGATAACTATCTTTTAAAGTATAATTATAGATGTTAAATTTTCTTTCATTTACATCAAAGAAATAATTTTGAGTTGAGTACATTCCAATCCTTAAATTTTCCATAATATTAACATTCTTTTCAAACACTGGAATACTACTAATTCTAAAGTTAGCATTATTACTTGCAGGATTATCTACTACCTCAGTGTAAAAATAAGTTGGTATATCAACTTTATTGGTGGTATTCAATTCAAATCCACTCATTAATGAATCTACACTTTTAAAATTAAATCCATTTTTATTTTGGAAAAAAAGAAATCCAGCAGTTCCTTTGTCAGTATCTGATTTTGATTTTGCTGGAATTGATTTGGGACATAACCATGTCAGCACAGTAAATGGTCGTTTATTATTTCCATAAAACACATATTCATTTGAAGTTTTTTCTATATTTTTTGCACTGTAATTAGTTGTAGATAGTACGTTTTTTAAAATTTCATTCACTGTATCCCCTATATTACCTTTATATTTTCTTATAACTCTTGAAGTTTCATTTTGAAAAACTTCTGCAGGACATAGCTCTACAGAAAATACTTCTTTTGTGGATTGTGTAGTAGAACCATGAACTTTATAGATGTAATAAGTATTTTTTGTCTCATCTAAAATTATTGATTTTCCTGTTCCTGGTTGCCTTACAGTTAGATTAACCCTTTCTCCACCCTTAATGCCAGGAGATTTATTTGGATCTTCATTTGGCAATGAACTCAAAAGACCATCAGTATCAGTAAGCAACATGGAAACAAAAATAGATGGCGAAAACAAATCCTCAAAATATTGAATAGATGAAACGCAACTAGTTGCATCTATAACATTTTTACCATCTGAAGATTCTATAAGAAACTGTTCAATCTTATAATTAAAATATGATTCTGCCATTATTATACTGTATTGAGAAGTACTCTCTTATAGAAACTATTTAACACTTGTTCTTCAGATGGTCCCATCATCATGGGAGCAGAAGAACCCTGTTGCATCATCTGTGGTTGTTGAGGAATGGAAATTGGTAATGGTATTATTTGACCTGCTTGTGACCTTGAATCATATGAAGCATAGGTTGCAATAGTAGGTCGTTGCATTGCAGGTGTGGGAGTGATTCGTGCTGCAGATCTTTGAGTTTGAGTTTGTCTACCACGAACATTAAATCCTCCAGGTCCAATAGAAAGTCCAAGTGGATTTTGTGTAGAAGGTTGCTGGAATATAGGAGAAATATTTTGCTGATTATTTACTGCACTTTTTACTTTAACATTTCCACCAAATCTAAAAATTTTAGGTGCAATAGCAGTTGGATCAATTCTTCCAGATCCATTCTCATATTCAAAATGTAAATGAGGACCTTCAGAATTTCCAGATCCAGGAGCACCAGCAACTCCACCAGTTTTTCCTATTACTTGTCCTGGTGTAACTTGTGTTCCTGCAGCAACATTTATTTGACTTAGGTGTGCATATCTACTTATAGATCCATCTTGATGTCTAATTTCAACTACTGCACCCCATCCACTAGGATCATAGTTCATATCTGCAACAGTTACAACCCCAGGTTGAATGATACTTATTGCTGTGCCATTTGGTCTGAAGTAATCATTTCCTTTATGTTGTCTCCCTCCTCTTGGTCCAAATGGAGAATCTGGGGTCCCAGGAACTTCTCCTCCAGTTGCTTCCAAATCTTGAAGAGTATCACCAGTGGTTAATGCTCTGTTTCCAGTTTCAATAACTCCAGATTGTTCTCCTGACATTCCCATGCCACCTTTAAATCCTTTAACAAACTCTTCAAATTTATTAACTGACCTTTCATAACTATTCAATGTTTTTCCAAAAGTCAACCCACCACCCCTATCTTGATCTTTTTTAACCAATTCTTTTTGCTTTTGTGTTTGTTCTTTAAGTTTATCTTTTCTTCCTAAGAATGTTCCATCAAAAGCACCAAACTCTCTTGCTAAATCTATACCAAGAGCTGCCCAACCAACAATAGGAATGGCACTTACTGCAGACAAAATACCACCAACAACATCACCCTGACTAAATCTATAAGCAGATAACCCTATATTAACAGCTGCCCCTAAAAGGGGTATTGCTCTTGCACCAACTCCTGCTGCCTTTGCTGCAGCAGTACCTCCTGCTCTAGTTGATGCTTGTGCAGCACCACCTCCACCTCTGGTTGCTATTCTTTCTGCAATATTGCCAACCCCAAATCTACCACCTGTAACAACTCTAGCTCTGTCTCCTATGTTAGCAGTACCCTGAATTAATCTTTCATTGGATGCTGCAAATCTACTGGCACTTCCTCCTGCTGCCTTTTGTGCCCATCCAGGAAGATTTCTTTGTGCTTGCATACCTGCATATGCTTGCCCAGCTCTTGTTTGTGAGTATGGTGACCCCAAAAATCTTCCACCAGAAGCAGCAGCACCTTCACCACCAGAAGCAGCACCACCTCTATTCATCAAAGCACTGACACCACGACCAAGTAAAGATGGTCCAAATGTTAATCCTGCTGCAACTAAACCAGAAGCTAGTGCTCCTCCCAAATCACCTTTAGAACCTTTTTGAACTGCCTTAAATGCTGCAAGTGCTGCTATTGCCTTAAAGGGATTGTCAGCAGACCCTGGTGTAAAAAAGTTTCCAGCATATTTTTTAATATCTGGGAGTTTAATTTTTACCCTTTGCTTCTTTGTAAACCTTTTATCATTTTGGTTTTGAATAGAATCTAATCTTCTTTTATACCTATTAAGAACTGTTAATTGCGTCTTCTTTTGATATGTCCCCTTCTCAAACGCTTTCAACAACTTAGAAGATGATTTTCTTATTTCATCAGAAGATCCTATAAGATTACTAATCTTAGTAATTTTAGGAACTATTTTAGGTTGTACCTGAGGTTTGTTTAGAAGAGTTTGTGAATTCATTTATCAAACAATCTGATAGATTAATTTTGAGTACAGTGCTAAAAAGTTTTCAGGATAAGTAGTGTCTATTGATGGGACACTATCATTACTTTCAGAAGTAGCTGAAGTTGGTTGTGATGCAGATTGTTGTGGAACAACCATAGGAACAATAGTTGGAGTTGCTGCTTGTGGTGCTGGTATATTTCTTCTTATTACACTAGAAGTATCAACTACAGATTCATCTAAAATTGTAGATGACATGGATGGATATGTATTTGGTGAAGGAAGGATTGATGGTGGTGGAGCATTTTTTACATTTTCCCAAAGTTGATTCAATCTAGAGATGACTTGTTGAGATTGTTTTGAATCTGGGTTGCCAGTCCACTTTCGTGGACCATATTTTCTAAAATGATTTGCAAACATTAAATCTTGATTTCTTTCATCAAATTTATCAGAAGATTTAAGACCAGCATCTGTCATTGCTTCTGGAAGAGTATTTGGAGTAAATTGATATGCTCCAGCAGCATGAAGTTTTCCCTTACTTTGCAAATCAATAACATCACCTATGCTCATATCAGTTAATTTTTTGCCCAAATAATGTTCTGCACCTTCAGGACTATCTCCACCAGTTCCTCTATTCATGGCATTATATCCACCAGAATTAGCAGATTCATATCCCATAATAGTTTGTGCTGCTTCCTTAAGGTCTCCACTTAAAGATGTTAAAGGAGTGCTAGTTGGACCTGGGCTACCACCACCTCCTCCACCACCTCCTCCAGAGGTTCTTTGTGCTGGTGTTTCTTTTTGTTTTGCTAAAAGAAAGTCAAGTGCTTTTTCAAATTTATTATTAAGTGTTTCAAATCTTCTTAAATCATCCTGAGGAAGTGAAACTATATTTCCAGGTTCTACTGATGCTTTTTGTTGCTGTGTTAGTTCTTCTAACCTATTTTGAGTTTGATCTTCTTGTGGTCTATTAAAGATGCTACTTGCTAAACCAATTCCCCCAGCAACAAGTCCTGCCCTACCAGCAAATCTACCAAATCTTCCAAGTGCACTACCTGCTCCTGCTGCTGCAGGAGCTGCTGATGCTGCTGCTCGTGTTGCTGCTCCACCTCCAAACAATTTTCCAACCAAAGATGTTGTTATTGCACCAGCAATTCCAGCACCAATAGCAGGAAGATATGTTAATCCTATTCCAAGAAGTGGTCCAATAATTTTAGATGGGTCTCCAGATAAAATACCCTGCATCAAATTAAACATAGAAAGTGCTCTAATAGCACCTCCAGCACCACTAAAGAATGACCCTACATATTTTTTAACTGCACCAAGAACATCAGATTTTTTATCTCCTAATTCCTTCCTTCCAAATATTCTACCTCTGTTTGCAATTCTCTTTCTATATTCTTCTGTTTCCTTTTTATTTTGCTCCTGAGTATTTTTATAATCTTCTGAAATGACTTGAACAATTCTTTCTAAATTATTTTTAGTTTGCTCAAGATTTAAAGTTACTTTACCCAAAGAAGAAATATCTCTTTGAGTAGTTGTTATTCCATCATCTATTCCAGAAGGTTGTAATTTACTTATTACCTGTTGAGGAGCAGATCTTCTTGGGACTAATGATATCCTTCTAGTAATAGGCGTGCCAAAAGATCCAAATCTTATTCCAGAACTTGTCCCAATAAATTTTAAGGCTCTTTGTTTTAAATCTTCTGGATTCATCTATTTGCTTTTGCTGCTTTTTCCTCTTCTTCTTTAATATGATTTTCAAGAAGTGACAGGTAAATCTCACGTTCCCAAGGCATCATATTTTCAATCTCTGTCAAAGAGTATTTATGATACTGCATCAAGGCAAAATTAGTTCTGTAATATGTCTCTAGATCTTCATGACCTAGCATTATCCGAAAAAACTTGAAAGACCCTCCAGAACAATTTCATTATCAACACCAGTGTTTGGATTCTTAACAGTCAATGTATGGGAAAGTTTGGGCATAGTATCAAAGAACCTTTCAATTCCTTTAAATTGATTGGAATCAAATGTTTGTAACCATTCAATCAATTCTTTTTTAGTTACATCACCAGCAGACCAAGATTCATCTTTAGTGTAAACAACATCAACACAAGATGCAACTACTGCAAAAGATTTTTCAATGGTATCTTTGCTGGTATTTGTAGATCCAAAATCAAAGTTATTGTCAATAAACTCTTGAAGTGAAGGATACTTCATCTTCAGTGAAATATTATCATCAATTTTAATTTCAGATGTATGTCCTTCTGGGATAATAACTTCTATTTCATCCACATTAACAGTGACTTCTACTTGTGTCTCTCCATCATCTGGACAAGTAATGATAAGATCTACTGATTCTCCAACTGATTTTGCTCTAATGTTTAAGAAGATGTATTCAATATCAAAACTTGGGAGGGAATCAATCTTAATACCCCTAGTTAAAATACAATCTTTTAGTACACTCTTAACTGCATTAGTAATATCTTTTGGATCTCCACTTTCCATGGCAAGGATAAGAACCTTTTCTTCCTTAACAAGAAATGGTCTGTACTTAATTGTCTTTTTATTTGATGGTAATGTCAACTCATAAGATGGAGTTGCAACTGTAGGTAAAGGCATAGTGAAATATACAATTCAGGTTTAGTTATTTATTACCCTATAGGCAATCCATTAATTATATCAGTCAATTCTCTTGTGGTGCCTGCTCCAGCAGTTCCTGCGTTAGTAGCTCCAACTACAGGTGTTACCCTAAGTTGTACAGAATCTCCTCCAGGTTGGGCACCATAAGAAGGAGTTCCATCAAATTTAGTTGCCCCTTCCTTTCTATTATTTAAAATTCTTTCATATCTATACAAATCATAGTTAAAAGTTATTGTGGTTCTCAATAATCCAGATTGATCATATGAAACAGGCAATGAAATTATATTAACTGGAAATGCATTTAATAAAACATATCTAACCAAACTTTTTGGTTCATTTATAACTCCACCAGATTTTAATCTGTCTGAAGGATTTCTAAAATCTTTTTCAAACTTTGTGATAGTTACATTTGTTTTTAGTGTTTCTGGATAATTAAATTTTGTATATGAACTTGTTTCACCAGTGTTTTCTCCACCCAAATTTGGACAAATATCACCCATCCATTGTTCAAAAAATTCAATTACTTTATAATCTCCATCAACATAAAAACTTACATCAACTGGAGGATAAGTTCTTTTATTGGCATATGTTTGTGTAATTCCTTGCCTATCTCCAAAAACTTGAGTTGTTTCAAAAGAAGATCCTGGAAGAACTGCTTCATATGCCAAAAAATTAATATCTGAATTTACTACTTTATTTCCAAAATCTTTGCTAATATGCACATCAAAATAATTAGATAATGAAGGTTTAAATAATGATTTAATTTCATCTGTAGAATAATATAAATTAGCGTATGGTGTAGCCATCTAAATACTTTTAAGTGCCTATATTATATGTATGAGCTATAAAGGTGTTTATAAACCAGAACATCCAGAAAAGTATATTGGAGATTATAAAAATATAATTTACAGGTCATTATGGGAAAGAAAATTCATGCACTATTGTGACATAAATGAAAACATAATGAAGTGGTCCAGTGAAGAAATATGGATACCATATCTTTCTCCATTAGATTCTAGAGTTCATAGATACTTCCCTGACTTTTATATTAAATATAAAGATTCTTCTGGAATTGTTAAGGAAAGTTTAGTTGAAATAAAACCTAAAAGACAAGTCAATGGACCTAAGGTTACTAAAAGAGTAACACAAAAGCAAATGTATGAGATAAAAGAGTTTGCTAAGAATCAAGCAAAATGGAAAGCAGCAGAAGAATTTTGTGCTGATAGAAGATGGTCATTCCAAATTCTAACGGAGGATAATCTTGGCGTATAAAACCATATTCGAACAAGTCAAAGAAGAATCTGGTGGAAGAAAACAGTCAAAGGATTGGTATAGGGAAAAAGTATTTGATAAAACTCCTGAAGATATTATAACAGAAGAAAGGTCTGATGAAGTTGGTGATGTTTTAGAGCGAGACCAAAATAAAAGCACATCATTTCCTTTGTTATTCAACTTAATGTTTTATAAGTATAAAGCAAAGACAAGAAGAGACCTTCCATACTATGACAAGTATCCTTTAGCATTTGTTTTAGAAATGGATGCAAGGTCATTCTTTGCAGTGAACTTACATTACTATTCCCCAGAAGAAAGAATGGGACTTGTAATGAGTTTAGCAGAAGATAGAATTCCAAAGTTTCGAAAAGGAGCACATAAATACTTAATATCAGAAGTAAGAAGTCCTTACTTAATATTAGCACAGCAAGAATGGCAAACTATGTGTCTATTACCAGTAGAGGAATTTGTAAGGGACTTAGGTGGGGTAGAGATACCAATCCGTTCAGACAAGGTGTGGGGTAGATAAGGATGGCAAATGAAAACTGGAGTCCTGGAAGTGGGAAAGCGATTCCAACAAATACCCCAATAAAAGTAGACCCAAGATTTACAACTATAACTTCGTCAAATCCTTCTGGTTATGTTCCATTTACATCAACTAACACTGATTCTAACAATCCTTTCTATTCCATCAATAATAATGGAGTTGTAACCTTTAAATTTGGACCTGGACCAAGCACTCAACTTTTCCAAGCAGATGTAGAAAATACTTTAAATGATTTTGCTTCTCGAACTAGAGCCGCATCATTTGGAGAAGGAATTGATATAAGAACAAGTTTTCAATCTACCCTCCAATCTCAATTAGAAGCACGTGCTCCTCAACTTGGGGTAACTCCTTCCCCCACTCAACCAACACCAGTAGCACCAGGAACACCAGGAGATGGTGGTGGATCTGCACCACAACCAGGAGATCCTGATTATGTAGAAGGAACTGGAGGAACTATAGAAGGTCTTAAAGATATTAGTGCTGAATTTGGGCAAGAAAAAGACAAACAATTATATTCTAATTGGAAAGATTTTTTACAATATCCAGAAAACATATCTTCTTCTGGACAAGATAGATTAGTTATATCTCAAATACAATATGTTGCTGGGGATTTAAGTAATACTCTATCTGGTTCTTTATCTAGAAGAGAAGAACAATTTGATAACCTATCACAATTAGAAAAGTTATTAGGCATGGTAACTTTACCCATGCCTAATGATATTTCAGAATCAAATCAAGTTGGTTGGGGAGAAGATAGCTTATCAAATCTTGGAGCTGCTTTAATGAGTGCTGGAATGCAAGTAGGTGAACCATTTGCACAAGGTAAATTTGGTGAGGCAAGTAGTGCATTAATTAATAGAATGGGTGAAATAATAACTAATGAATCTGTTGGAACCAGAGGCAGACAATTTTTATTAGCAAATGCTGTTGCTAGTATAATTAAAAAAGGTGGAATAAATGTAAATCCAGAATCATACATTTCTAGAGCAACTGGATCTGCAATTAACCCAAATTTAGAACTATTATTTAATGGACCAAAATTAAGAGCATTTCAATTTGGATTTAAAATGTCTCCAAGAAATGCTCAAGAAGCAAGAAATATAAGAGCCATTCTTAAGTTTTTTAAAAAGGGAATGTCTCCTAGAACATCTACTAAAAATGAAAATGCCTTTTTCTTAGGAACTCCAAATGTTTTTAGAATTAAATATGCTTCTAGTTCATCTGAACTTGGAAGCATTGGAAAAATAAAAACATGTGCATTAACATCTTTTAATATAAATTATACTCCAGATGGATTTTATGCTGCATATAATGATCCTGATTCTGGAGGTTCACAACCAGTATCTGTCACTATGCAATTAGGGTTTGTAGAATTAACCCCAGTATTCAGTGATGATTATGACGACTCTCTTACTGTTGGTCCAAATAAATTTGAAGGGGTGACATATACTCCAGAATCCTCAACAGGACCAAATTACACTCAAGGTGCACCACAAGGACCAACTCCTGGTGGAGCATCTGTTGATACTCGAGGGGAAGTAGATAGAATAAGACAACAGGCACTTATAGAAGCTGCAGGTCCTTTACGTACAGGAGGTTAAAGAATGACATATTTCAGAGAAGTATCGGACTTACTTTATCAGTCCCAACAACCAAACAGAAACTCTTCTTATGATTATGTAAAAGTCAAGAATCTCTTTCGTAGAGCAAAGATTCGTGATGACTTCTTTCAAAATGTAGTTACATTTACTAAGTATAAAGTTATTGGCGAAGAAAGACCAGAACAAGTAGCAGAAAAAACTTATGGAAGTCCTACTTATGATTGGTTAGTTTTAATCTCCAACAATATTCTAAATGTAAGAACTGAATGGCCACTGTCTGATTCAGAGTTTTCTGATTACCTAGAAAGAAAATATACATCAGCAGAACTTGAACAACCCTATCAGTATGAAACTACTTTAGTTACTGATTCTAGAGGAAAAGTTATACTTCCTGCAGGTAAAATTGTAGACCCAACATTTACAATAACTTATTATGATGAAAATATTAATCAATCAATAACTGTAAACCCAATAAGAACAGTGAGTACTTATGAATATGAAATCTTTCAAAATGATAAAAAAAGAAATATCTATCTTTTAAAACCAAGATACTTACAAACTGCTCTTGATGATATGAGAACCATTATGTCTTATGGATTCTCTTCCCAATATGTTAATGACACTACTAAAAAGGGAGAGAACTTAAGAGTCCTCTCCCCCAGATAATCATTCCTCTGCCAGTTTTTGGAAGTAGGAAAGGGTATCATCTTCATCTTCATCTACTGAAGGCTTAGAGATAGTGAATGATGGTTCCTTCTTAGGAGGAGCAGAAAACTCTTCCTCATCTTCAAAAGATTCATCAACTTTAGGTTGTGCTTTTGGTTTGCCCAGAACTGCTTTCAAACGAGTATCAAGTTGTTCATAGGTCTTCATGGATTCCGGATTGGTAAACTCCACAAGAGAGTATGCTTTCTTCCAAATTCCTTCCAGAACATCATCATCAAAATCACCAAGAGTTCCAGGAGATTCAAATTCAGATTTATCATAGTTCCAATAACCATCCTTCTTGGTAATCTTTACCTTGAAATTAGCACCTTGCCAAAAATCAAAAGGATTGATTGGAGTTTCATCATCAAACTCAGGTTGCATTGCTGCCATGATCTTGTCAAAGATCTTCTTACCATACTTATAAAGGAATACCCTTCCTTCATTTTCTGGATGTGCCTTATCACTCACAACATAGATGTTTGAATAGTAAGACAGTTTGCGCTTACGCTCACGAACAATTTCTTGATTTGCTTTACTACCTGTGTTCCACAACTCACGGTTTGCTTCACACACAGGGCAGTTTTGATTAACTGTAGTCAGGCAGTTATCAATAAACCACCCACCAGTACCTTGGAAGGCATGAGTATACACCTTTGCCCAGGGAAGATCTTCACTATCTGGAGCAGGAAGAAAGCGAACAACAGCAAAACCATTACCTGCTTTATCTACCTCAGGCTTCCACAGACGATCATCTGCAGAACCACTGGATGTATTCATCTTCTCAACTTCTTGAACAAGTTTAGAAGTTAGAGAACCAAGACTGGATTTCTTTTTAAGGTCTGAAAAAGACATTAGATTACCTCGGATTAGTAGGATTGTTAGGATTGATTATCCAAAGACATCATAGCAAAGCAGAGGTCACTTGTCAACCTCTGCTTCCTTCTTAATTCTTTGGATGACTTTATTCATATTATCAAATATAACTGACATATTTGTTGCATCTCCATATCCAAGAAGCTTTGATGATTCTATAATACGTTCTTTCATCTGGACTGCTTCTGGGTCATCAGATAAACTTACTCTTGTATACAATATTTTTTGCTTTTCTAAAAGTTCAGACAGAAGATTAACATGCTCCAACTTTTCTGCCTTGGACATTATAGGCAATCTCAATACGCTTCTTGTCAATTGCCTTTGAAGATCTTCTATACTCTTGAGTTCTTTTTTAACTATGTCTGAATCAAAGAATGCCATATTACCCCTACACTGTATTTCTCAAAACTTTCTTATAATCTTTTACATCAATATTTAGGAATGGTGAATATTTTTGTATCTTTAATGACACCAATTCCCATACAGGATCTAAAAGTTTCTTATCAAAAATGTTCCTGAACAGGAATATCTTATCCCAAATCACTAGGGTCTCTATATCAATTTTCCCGCTCAGGAACATTTTAAGGATGGGTGGATGTTGCCTTGAACAATCAAATAACTCTTCTAAGTTGCTTGAAGACAACATCTCTTCTGATTGTTGGGTAAACAAATACTTCAAACTCTGTTGCTTTTTTATCCACTCTTTATAATAAATATCACCACCTCTTATGATATTACCAATCCATAAACTTGATGGATCATCTGCTTCTACTAAATTAGCAATAAAAAAATCTCTGATTTCATCATCATTTTTTTGTCTACTAATTCTTTCAAACCAATACTTATCTTTTCTTTTTTCAAATGATGCTACTGATGCTCTTGACTTACCTGCATATTTAAAATAATCATAGTTTGATTTACTAAAATGATTTTTTAGTGCAAGGTAAGTTTTATAGGCATCAAATGGTGTCATATCAAAAGTTTTGCTCTGGAGGTTCTCTTTAAAAAGTTTAAGTTAATAGCATCACACTTAAGTTTTTCTTTAAGTGGTTTGCTAATAAGTTTACTGACTGAATCTACTTCAAATCCATTCTCTTCACAGTAATGCACGATAGCATCAATATAATTCATGTCTTCATTATTTTTTACCAAGTCCTCAATGAGTTGTGAGAATTTTGTTTGGCATAAAAATTTTGAATCTAGTGCATTCTTTAATTTAGTTTCCATATTCTTTTAATTTGTGTTGGATAAAATCTTTAATATATCCATTGAGTAGTTTAATGTACTTCATTTTATCATACTCTTCATAAACAACGCAATCCCCATCTTCACAAGCCATAAGAATGACAAGTTTTTTAACAGGAATATTAGTTATCTCATAGAACATACAAGCATATGCTGCTGCCTGAACAAAGTAATGTTCAATCCAATCTCTTGGTTTTGCTTTTTTAGATGTTTTAAAGTCAATAATTGAAAGTTCTCCATTGTATTCTGCAATACAATCTACAGTTCCTGCAATGCCAAGGACCTTGCTATAGAGTGCACTTTCCAATGCATAGATATTATTTATCTTATCTAATTCTGGTTTGGCAATTTTAAATAAAGTTTGTGATAGAGGTTGAACTTTAGGAAGTTCAGAAACATTAAGAAGATAATTTTCAGTTAATGTATGCATATCAGTCCCACGACTGGTTGCTTGTTTATTAACTTTGTTTGCTTCTGCTTCTCCTACTTTCTTTCGCCACTTCTCAAAAATATGTCTGTTATGAAAACTTGTAACTGATGTAATAGAAACTAACCTGGAAAGGTTATCTTCCCCAGGTATTTTATAATATCTTACACCATCAATCTCTTCCCTTTCAAGTTTGGGAAGAGAAATATCAATATGATTGAACATTAAAAACCTGCAGCCATCTTATTAACAATGTATGATTTGACTAAACCAGATCTAACAATATCTTCAACACCAAATTCAATGGATTCAAATTCAGGCATTCTTTGAATGATTTTCATAAAGTTTAGAATACCATCCCTTTCATTATTTCTAGTTAAGTCAGATTGAGTGGCATCTCCACAGAACATAATCTTAGAGTTATCACCAACCCTTGTAATTATACTATCAAGTTCATGAAAGTTCAAGTTCTGACATTCATCTACAATGATGATTGAATTATCTAAAGTAGTTCCTCTAATAAATGAGGTGCTCCAGAACTTAATGCTTTCTTGTGCCTTAAGATTTCCATAAAGCATTTCAAACTCTGCATCAGAATTAAGTTCAAACATATACCTTACCATATTCTTATATGGAATCTGGTAGAGTGAGGACTTATCTTCATGATCCCCAGGAAGGAATCCAATTTCCCTTGTGGCAACAAGTGATCTAACAATGACAACTTTATCATAAGGTGTCAATTCATTTAAAACATCTTTAAGTGCTAAGTATAATGCACAAAATGTTTTACCAGTTCCTGCACACCCATAAACAAATAGATGTTTATCTAAATCATAAGCATCAAATAAAACTGTTTGATTTTTAGTTAATGGTTGAATATCAACTAAACTATCAATGTTAATTGGTTTTCTTTTTTTTCTACTTTTAGATCCAGTAGTGCCAATTCCAATAGGAGTATCTCCTGTATTCCTTCTTCTGTTTCTTGCCATTAGATTTTCTTTACTCTTGAACCAGGGGCTTTTGCTGCTCTACCAAGTACATCATTCCATCCAGGATTACGATTGATGAGTTTATCTTTCCACTCACCAACTTCTCCAGGACTTGCACATCCTTGAGACCAATCTCTTTGCCATTCAGGATTGTCATTATACCATTGTGTAATATCATGAACACTCATTTCAATTACTTTAGTTTCACCAGTTTCTTTATGCTTTATTGGATAAATTGCCATAAGATTATCAAATACAAAGATATTTATTCTAAAGTAATAGATGGTGAGTCATTACACTCAGGGCAGTTTTCCCTACCCCATCCAAGGGCAGAAGAGATTGTAGGGAACTGACAGGTAAAGATGCACCTGATTGCTTCAGCAACCTCCATATGCTCCTTCTGAGTGCCATGTGCACTTCTAAGATCAATGTAGTGAATCCATGAACGAACACTGCCTGACATATACAAACGAGTTTGTGTAGCTTGTGGCAAAACAAATCTAGCACATTCCTTTGCAACTCCCATATCAAGCATGTAATTATAAAGTTGTAAAGAAACTTTGAAGTGATTGCTAATTTTTTCTTGAAGTCCAAGTTTTACATAATCACCAAGATCATCCGTAGAATTTTGACGATTCTTTTCATCTTGTTTCCTAAGATCTGGTACAGGAATTTCAATTTGAAGTTCTGTACTGTCTGCATACCTTTGTGAAAATTGTTGAAAGGTAAAAGATCTATGTCGCAGAATTTGAGTAGCAATTGCTAATGAGGTATTAATTTCTACTGTAAGAAATGCATGTTCAAAGATGCTCCAATGCTGATGCTTAATACAGTACTTAAGCAGTCCCTCAAAGGAATTGTTATCTTGATTTTTTGGATTACTAACACGAGCACAATAAGCAATGTGCTTTTCTGCATCAGGTGTTACTGAAATAAGTTTAATTTCTGGTTTCATTTTTTCCCAAATCCTTTATAATCTCTGTGTTCAAGTTTTGAAAGTTCACCTTCAATTACTTCAAGTTGACTTTTCATGTACTCCAATTCTTGTGGAGTGTATAATTTAGATTGTGTTTCAGTTGCTTCCTTAAGCATCTTCAACATTTGTTTAAGTTTCATCCAGAAAATACCTCATCATAATCTTCAACATATGGACCTACAGAAACATCTTCCTTTTCAATAACCTCATTAGGAACTGATTCAAGTTCTTGCTTTAAAGAATGAATTAACAGTTCCATATTTTTCACAATTAGTTTTACACGTTCTTGATTCATTATCTTTCAATATAACTAAGGGTATGTGAGGATGATTTTAGTTGCTCTGTGATTATATCACATCCTATCTTAGGATTGCAATCCCCACAAGTGTATACATCCACTGCTGCCTTCCCTTCTTCAGGCCAAGTATGAATACTAATATGACTCTCAGATAATAAACACAATACTGTAACACCTTGAGGGTCAAACTTTTTATAGATTGTTTGACACACTGTTGCCCCTGATGCTATTGCAGCATTTTCTAACAAATCCATAAGTAAATACTCATCGTTCAAATGAACAAATGAGCATCCATAGAGATTAAGTAAGTAATGCTTTCCCATTTATTTCTTACTCTTTTTTGAAGTTTGACCATAAAGTTTTGGATTAACTTTACCATCAGTCCATTTCATAGAAAGAAAATTGCCATACTGATCATAGTAATGATCAAATATAGCAACTTGTGTTCCTTGAACTATATCATACAAAATTCTATCTTTATATTCGTATGATACTATGTAAGAATCTAATGGAAGAGTTTTATCCTTTGCTGCAGATTGTTCACAATCTCTATGGATAATATTAATTTTATCTTCCATTAATCAATCCCAAACTATGTCAGGAAATGCCTCCTGCACCATTACTTTGGTTATCTTAAATCTCTTATGAAGTTGTTTATCTTTAACAATACAAAGAAGTTCTGCTTCAGAGTGATGAAGTGATTCTAATACTTGAATAAACATTACCTCTCTTTTTGTTTGGGGAAGATTACTTACTCCCTTTACAAAATGATTAAATTTTTTCCATTCATGAATCAACCTAGTATGCTCAGTCCCTGCTGGAGCATCATTAGGTGTATAAGGAACTTCCCCTACAGGAACTGCAGATTCTACTTTAGAATTAAAATTCCAAATAAGAATTGATCTTAAAGCAGGACTATCATAGTGTCTAAGAACTTCAATTTTTTCGTCTTTGGTTTTACAATTAGAAACTCTTTGAATAACTTCAGACACCAATTGATCTGGTGGCAATTTCATAACTTAATCTCCATTAATTAATCTTCTAAATCTTCCTCTTCTTCCATGTTTTCAGTATTTTCAAATCTAAAAGCTATGAGTTCATCAGGAACAACATTGCCATCTTGATCAAACATTTCAGGGTGATAGGTATAAGGTTCTCTTTGTGAAAAATAATCTTTAAGAGTCCATCCAACTAAAGCACCAACTATTAATGACAATCCAACAAACAATACTGAAAAAACAAGAGCTATTGCAATCATTTTTATTCTCCTATACTACTTTGGTTTTCCTATATTCAAGGAAAAATTAAAGTAGATGGTTATTTTTCTATTTAAGAAAGATACCACCCTTTCAAAACATATTGAAAATGTTTTTTTAGTTGGAGTCCTCCTTCTTAAAACTAATTCAACGCCCCTATTAATATTAAGGGTCTTGCCATTATTTATAGAATTAGTCAAAGTAAAGAATTTTCCTGCAAATATCTAACTGTATCTGAACATCCCCCAAGATGTTGTTGATTCATAATTATCTGAGGAAATGTTGATCCTTTTCCAAACTCTGCATAAAACTCTTCTCTGGTGAAGTCAGTATCAAGTTCATAGAAAACCATAGGACATCCTTTTCTAATACTTAAATCATTAAGGATTGTTTTAATTTTATCACAATAAGGACATCCCCTTTTGCTGTAAACTGTAAAATTCATAATTGTTAAATTCTTACTGGATGTGGACGTTTTTTATCTGATTTAATTGCACATAACCATGCATTAGTTACTGCTATATTATCATCCCACCAACTAGTGTCCAATCTAAATTCTTGAAATCTAATTGATGTATTTTTAATAAACTGTGCTTTTTCTGCTCTGGTATAATACCAAAAACTATTTTGATTCCAATAACTCACATGTGTTGGATCTTGAAATGCTCCTCTACCATCAGTAGATGCAACTTCAATAAATGCCCAACCACCATCACAAAGAACTCTATGAATTTCTTTCATAGTTTTAATTGGATCTTTTAAGTGGGCAAGAATATGACTGGCATTAATAACACCAACACTATTATCTTCAAGAGGAATACCTTCATTTAAATCACAGGTGATGTCACCACCTTCTATATCAATTGTAACATATCCTTCTTTTGGAAACAACCCTGATCCCAAATCAACTTTTAATAATCCATTCAGATCAGCATCTCGTTCTGCAAGTTGTTGTCCATATTCATGGAACAACTCAAATGTTTTAATTTGAATTGCCTCATTTCTTTGGAGTTGAGTATTATCTCCTCCTGGCAAAAATCTATAATAATAAAGAACTTTTGGAATAAAGAAAAATTTAGTATGTAGATATGTTCTGATCACCAATTCATGGTCATCACAAATACTTAACTCTGGATTATGTCCACCAAGTTCTTCATAAACACTTTTTCTCCATGCCCTTACATGATCTGGAGCATACCAAATAATTCCTATGCTATGACTTGTTGGGGGGAATGCATCAATCTTGATAAAATCTTCTCCCCTAAAATTCATCCATTTATATGTCCACCCATTATTAGAGTTCCATGGTATTTTATGTTCATCACCTCTCATGTCATAAAGAAGATCTTCACTATATGCAAATCCAACTTCTTGATCTTGAAATGCAATATTAAGTTCTTCCAAACAATCTTCAGAAAGTAAATCATCATGATCTACTTCAACAAGAATATCACCTTTAGACAAAGAGAATGCTTTATTTTTAACAAACCCAACATTGGGATTTGTAACTCCAGTGTAAATTTTTACTCTAGAATCATCTTTTAATTCTTGAGGAATGTGCCCAGGTTTACAATTCCCATTTAAGTAAATAACCCATTCCCAATTAGCATATGTTTGCAACTTAATTGTCTCATACAATTCCATTAAGAATGGAATATTTTCTTTCTTATGCTCAGGAGTAATAATACTAAATTTATAATTCATATCAATCAAAAAAGAACATGTGGAATAATCTAGAATCTTCTACATCTTTACCAAAATATTGTGATGCTGCATGGATACATTTTCCATTAAAAATAACTAATCTATTAAAAACATTTCCAATCACATCAACCAATTCAAATTTAGTTCTATCATAGTATCCACCATCAAATGCCTTTTCATATCCAGGATCAGATATATGTCTAGCTTTTGTTTCTTTATGTGCATACATTGATGTGCCACATTCAAATGGAGCATCTGGAGTTAAGTATACCATGCCAGCCCATTCTTGATGGTCAGTATGGTATACAAGAGCATCTTCTGGATTACAAGATTGAAAAACTCCACACATACCATACTCTTCCCAAATATTAATTTTCTGCCCTATGATGTTTTCAAATGCTTTTTTAGTTCCAGGAACATAAAATTGTTCTTGGGTTCTTCTACCTTTATAAAATCTAAGATCATCATGAAATTCTTGTTGCAATGCAAATTCCCTGACTGCATATGGATCAGAGTAAAAATTATCTACAACAAAAATTCTTTTATTGTATTGTAAATTAATAGTAGTTTGTGTTAAAAAAGACATTTTAAATAAGGTTAGTATACTATGCTAATTTTTCTAATGCAAGTTGATGTAAATATTGAGGATATCCTCCAGTATCATAGTATGCACCACTATGAATAAGGAATGCCCTATTGGGATATGGGTTCTTTCTGTGTGGTTGATTTAACATGCTAGTGTAAATAAACATTGTTTCATAATCACCAAGATCATAATAAGATTCACACAAACCACAAAGATGTTCATTCCTATCTGAGCATAGTGATTCACATTTTGAGTATGCTTCAATAGCTTTATCATATTGTTGGCAGAACTTATATGCATTACCAGCAAGATATTGTGCATAATATGTCATTTCATTAGCACAATTCATATAATTTACATACTGTTCAAAATAAAAAATAGCTCTACGAGCATATTCTTTTTGATGCTCATACCCTAAAGGAAATACATCCCCACCATAACAGTCGCTATAACTTTTTCCAATGTAGAAAAAATGATAAGTATCAGTTAGCAAAGTATTTTCTGTGACATGTTGATTCTCTAATTCAACTGCATCTGTCAGAAACTTTGTTGGATTAACCCATGTTTTGCCATCATTAGTGATATAGTGTCTAAATTTAGAAGATAAAAGAACTCTTTGGAACTCTTCTTCAGTTGGACCACACCCTGGAAGAATAATACATTCATGACGTTTGTCATGCTTAAACCTCCAAGGAAGATTAGCATTCCATATTCTATTTCTACACCAGATAGATCCATCAGTTTTTGCTGTTACATCCCAACTTTGAATAGAAGTATCATCAAGAACACTCCAATCAAAATCATCATCTACTTCAATTTGTTCATCTGCATCAATCCTAAGAAGCCAATCACACCCATGATCATGCTTAAAACACTCTTTAACTAAGTCATCACTATTCCAACCTGGATAATGCCACTCAGTATTGTAACAATATCCTGGAATGTTTTTTTCTTTAAAAAAGTTTTCAATAACTTCTTGAGTATTATCTGTACCATTACATTGAATAATCCAATAATCAATATACTGATAGCAAGAATTTAACATTCTTTCTATCACATGGGATTCATTTCCCACCATTACATTTAAACAAATTTTACAGTTTTTCATAAAATTTCAAGGTCCATAGTTGGAGTGAGAATACTATCAGAGAATCCCATTCTCTTTAATTTATTTGCAGTTCTTGCTATTGTTTGATCAATAGTCAAATATTTATAGGTTGCAGTTCTTCCAGCGAAAACAGTATTCTTTTCTGATTCCATTAGAGGTTTATACTGCTCAAATTGTTCTAGGTGCTTACCAAAAATCATAGGATAGTAAGGATTATTAACACCTTCAACATATTCAACTGGGTATTCCCTGGTTACTATAGTAGTTTCTACTTCTTGATTATACCAGTAAGAATGATCAATTGCTCTATTCCATTTGTTAGTAGAGTTACATTCATTTAATTGAATGTAAAGAGTTTTTGGACAATAAACATGCTCAAAATTAAGAGACCTGTATGCTAATTTTCCATATTGGTAATCAAAATATCTATCAACTTTTCCAGTATAAACAAACAAATCACATTTATCTTTAAGATTTCTCCATTCATTTTCAGGAACATTTACATGAACTGGAATATCATCAAGGATACTTTTAAACATATCAACAAAACCATTCTTAGGAAGTCCTTGATATTTTTGTTGAGTAAAAGATCCACCAGTTCCAGTTCTTCTGACTGGAACCCTATTCAAAATGCTCATGGGAAGTTCTTCCATTTTAACTCCCCACATTTTTTCAGAATAATCTCTAAAAACTAATTCTTTAATTTCATTATCAGATAATTTTCTTCCAATAATTTTATCAGAGTTATCGTTATAAGGGATTGGTATTCTACCCAAATTAGTATTAGCCCATACCTGAACAGAAAAGTCATTGAAAGTGGCAAATTGATTTAACCATCTCCAAACTCTTTCACTATCAGTATGGATAGCATGTGGACCATGTGCATGAACTACACATCCTGTCTTTTCATCAATATAATCAAAACAATTTCCAGAGATATACTCTCTGGTCTCAAATACCTCTACATTAAAACCATTGTCTTTTAAAATTCTTGCTGATGTTGCTCCTGCAGTTCCTGCTCCAATTACATATGCTGTTTTCATTATCAGTATCTAGTGTTGAAAAAGAATGTTTGAAATAATCTACCATTATACATGTCATCTCCAAAATAATCTATAGATGCATGAAATAATTTACCTGGATATAAAATTAATCTATTATAGATGTTACCTATTCTATCTACAACATCCCATTTAGTATAATCATATCCATGTTCTCCATGATCAATGTTATCTATAGATTGTCTATCTCCACTTTCTTTATGTCTATACAATGCAGTTCCACCACTCAAAGGAGCATCAGGAGTTAAATAACATACTCCAGCCCACATATTATTATAATCAGAATGGATCCAAGTCCTATCCATTGCAGTGCAAATTTGAAATGCTCCAGTATATCCATTTCCTTCTTCATCAATAAGCCAATCAGTTACTCCACCAGCAGCATGAGAAACTAATGCATCAATAACTTCTTTGATACTATCACTTAGAAATGATCTTGTTCTCATGCCAGGATAATTTCCACGCACACAAAACTCTTGTTGTAATGCAAAGTTCCTTACTTGATCAGGATCATTATAAAAATTATCTGCAACAATTAAATTAACATTCATTGCAATATAACTCCAGTTCTGGAACAATATTTAATATTTGGATCAATAAATTTAAATCCATCCCATCCAGGTTCACCTTCAGCAACTCTTTGCCCATGAAAATATTCACCAATATGATTAACCATCATACCTCCTTCTGATGTTTTTAACAACCCAGCACCAATATTATACTTATTTAAAAGATAATTTGCAATAACTGATTCTGAAGGGTTGTATCCAGTTTCTTCTAAAATAGGTTCTTTGGCAATCCATGCAGGATATAATGACATTAACATCCAAAAATATGGCGTTGCTTTTTCATACCTATAATTTTTAAAAATTACATCATCTTCTTTAGCGCCAATTTCTTCTGTTTCATGTCCATACCAATTATTTCTTTTTAATTGGATTTGAGAAAGAGTATTATCTTGTTGAAGAAGTTCAATCATATCCATTACTTTTAATGGGCACATCAATTCAACATCATCTTCATGATGAAGAATGTAATCATAATCCCTATCTTTAACTAAATCAAATAACTGCTGCCATGTTTTGGTTATTCCTAAATTTTCTTTATGCAAAATAATCTCATCATACCCATAATATTCAACAAACTCTTTAATAAAATTATCATCTCTTCCCATAGGATAATCATCAATAAAAAGATGATGAACATTTAATCCAGAGTAATCAAACTTTTTATTTGCTCTAAAAGTTTTTTTAAGAAATTCTACTCTATTTGTAGAAAAAACTACATGTAATAAATTCATTTTAAACTATTATACTTTTATTGGTGTTCCTTGTCCTTCTGGAAGTTGAGGTGCCTGAGAAGGGACAACTGGATTTTTGTTTGCATTCTTAATTACGATAAAGGCATCTTTTTGATAAGTAACTGTTCCAAATGGTTTTGCCCACTTTGGATTTGCATCTGGATGAGTTGCAGTTCCAGTAACAGCACAACCTCCAACAT